GGATCGTTTATTTCAATAACAGAACCAGGTCTGACAATAACTCCAGCATCTATTGAAGTACTAAAAGTAATAACTTCTGACTCGTTTTGTTCAGCAAAAAGTATTGCACGACCTAATCTTGCTGCTTGATTACGAGAAGTACAGGCAAATGCTTTTACCTGTTTTACTATTGTTCCTAATTTACTTATAGCTGTTGCGTCTTCTATAACTTCAAAGTCAACTTCCTTAGAATCCATATTGAAGTAGCTAACGGAAACAACACTGTGTCTAGTTTTTAAACTACTTCCTGAGTAACTAAATCCACCCTCTCCTACATTGGCTAGGTTAAATAAATAACTTGCTGTAGTTTCTTTATCCTGAGATATGGTTATAGAACCAGCAGACCATATTGGCATACATCTCATAACACCAGACAGATCATTTATTGCTGCAAACGCTTCCTTTGGACTCTGAATATTTACGTTACAACTAAACCTAGCTTCTTTTGCACCTGATCCTGTTCCATCATCAACTTCTGTATTTGCGTATTTACTAGCAGCTACAAAACTAAATAAATCTAAATTACTGTCAGTAACATGATCTCCTAATCCATATCTAGTGTTAGTTAAAAGATCAAGTAAACACATAGCTGGACAGTTTGTGTAAACAGCAGCACCCATTACACCATTGAATATATAGCCAGTTGGGTATTGTATTCTTCCAGTTTGAACATCAACAGTAGGAGTACCAGAGCCAGATGCACCTGTTCCTGGAATCCTTACCTTAACTCCTCTAATACGATATTTTCTGGTAGGAATACGATTAAATTGTTTGCTATCTAAACGAAGAGCAACGTAAGCACTGTTGGCATAAGTTGAACTATTATCTATTACTTCTTGAAAACTTGTAAATTGAAAAGCATTTACTCTTGCTGCATCTGTACTATCTGCTGTTACACGAACAACTCTTATATCTACTGTTGTAAATCCAGTTGTTAATTCTATTCTGTGATCTCTGGCATAAGCATCAGCAGTTCTACCACTAACTGAAGCAGTTACTTTATCTACATAACCACCAGAATCATGTTGTATTTGTATTTTATATTCAACAGTATCTCCTCTAATATCTCCATCATCTTCAGCTACCTGTATTTGAGGCCAAGTTAAAGTAACAATTACAGCATCAACATCTGTATTAGTAATCTGTCTTGTAACAGGAGCAGAGGTAGTTACGGTCACTGAAACACCTGTAGGTGATCTACTTTCAGCAGGAATACCACTCATCGCAGTTTGGTTTGACGTTCCAAACTTAGATTTGAAAGTTACATCTTGAAAATTAAACTCTGCATCAGTAGGACTAGCACTTGTAGCACTTGATTGCAGTATTGGAGTGTCATCAAGAAATACATCTTTTAAACTTGCATTGTCATATGCAGTTGTACCTTTTGTAAGTTCTTCTTTTGAAGCACTAGCAAATCCTTCAATTTCTCCTTCAGAAATTAAATCTTGAACAGTAGCAAAACTTCTACTATGTAAAGTATCTGGAGCACGATAAGGAGGTGGGGGTGGTTTTGGTGGACCTCCTGCTCCTCTGATAAGTTTAGTTTCGTCAGTCATGCTTCCACCTGATTAGTGTCAATCGCTGCACTTATTACAACACTTCCTGTAATTATTTCACCATAAACTATTGGAACGGGAGTACCAGCCCTTGATGTATTCTGCACTCCACTAAAATTAAATGATAATTGTGGATCTTCTTCTGAAGTAAATTTTTGGGGTTCGGGTACAGGAAATAACATCTCGCTAACTCCTGATAAAACTAATGCAATTCCTATATTTCCTAAAGTTGCTGTAAGACTAAATGCTCCAGAGGCAGTAGCAAAACCTCCTCCTAAACCACCTGGTCCAAGGCCAAAACCAACACTGGGGTTCATTATAGCTAAACCTATTAAGGCTGCTCCTAATAATATTTTTCCTAATCCTTTACCAGCACCAGTAATTGAAGGTATAAAATGTATATCTTCCTGTCCAACAGGATATGATATTTCATTCTCATCAATCTCATAATTACCAACTTTTACTTGATAATATTTTGGACTCATATAAGATTCTACTTCTGGAAAATTGTGAATTAAAAAACTTACAGCTTTTCCTACTGTGTCTGCTTGTACCTCGAACTCTTTATGTCCAATAAATTCTGCTAATTGTCCATACAATTTTACTCTACGAAGCATAGCGATACCTCTTTCCAGTACATTTTAACAACCATTCAGAGTAAGGCTCTCTACAAGATAGTCTATCTGTTAAATGGTGAATAACATCTCCTTCAAAAAATAATGCCACATGATTTAAAGTTGGATGCAATATTGACATTAATAATACATCCCCATCTTGTAATGCTTCTTCTGGTCTTAATTCTCTAAAACCAGTTCTCCATGCACAACTTTCAAATAATGGTTTTTCTAAAAACTCTTGTGGTGTTGTAGGTCTATCCCAATCTTTTAGTTGTATATTTTTCTCTTCTTTATACCAATCTCTTACTAAACTCCAGCAATCAGTAATGCCCCATACCCATTGCCGACCCAGTAATGGAGGTTTATATCCGCATGGTTCTAAATAAGCCCACTGCTCTGTTTTTGGATTAACAATATACCAAGGTAAATTACTATCTTCGCAACTAATTTTATCTGCTTGACTAGGTGTAGGAGGTGTTATTGGATGAGAGTGAACCACTCCTACAATTTCACCAGTATTATCAGCCTTTATATAATCTTCTGGATCAATAATGAAACATTGATGATCTGTTATTGAAAGATTATTACAGGGATAATATCTTTCTTTTCCTTTTACGCTTAACAATAAGCCACAACATTCTTTGGGGTCTTGGTCTTTCGCATGAAGTAATGCTTTATCTTTCCAATTCATTGAACAAACGTACCAATACTAGGGAATATGGACCGAGTACACTGACGCTTGGGAATCCTTACACCAGCTAGATCCGTAGGAGCAGCAAGTTCAAACTCTACAACTTCTCTACTTTCTGCTGCTTTTCGATCAATCGAATAAACTTCTTGAGGAAATTCTGCTGTATTATCTGCGGTTGGGTTACTACCATTAGCAAAATTAACAGCATCAATAAATTTAGCTAATGTTCTTATTCTTGTAACAGTAGCTCCTGTCAAATCATTACCAGTTGTTGTTTCATTTACTGTTAAAAGTATTGATGACACTAAGCCTGTTGCATTACTAATTATAATTTTAGGTCTAGGTAGCTGTCCTTTTTGAAATGCAAAACCTGTAGCCTGTATTGGAAATCTAAGATAAGCATTACCAGCCCAGACTATTTGACCATTTGCATTTAAGTTACTTCCAGAATGAAAACGATAAATAGTATTTGCACCATGTAATGCTGTAGATAACTGGAGCGTAAATAATTCGATAATCGCTGATGGATTTATTGACTGTAAATCACTAAATACTGCTGCTGATACTGACATTAGGATGCAGGTTCAAATACTTGTCTAAAGGTAGCTTGGATAGTAGCTCTATTGTTATATGGTATAGATTTGCTCCATGCTTCGCAAACAAATTCAGAAGATGAACTTTCCCCTGGAGGAGTAAATGTAAAGCTGTCAGAGTCGTTTGCACGGGCATCTAAAAATGTTTCTATAGTATCTGAGTCTGTCTCTGAAACATTAAAGGTAAAATTAAATATTTTAGGGTTCTGATGCTGTGCTAATCCAAATAAAATTCTGTGTTCATAGCCGTCAGCAAAACGAACTGTCCTAGTAAATGGTGCTGATCTTTTTTGTTGTCCGTATGTTGGGGTTATTGAAGGAAATGTAGCCATTACGCAAGAATACCTCCAGGTCTCTTTTGGTTAATTAGTTCTGATTGTACTGCAACAGATATTAAACGACCTAACTCTCTACTTTGCTGCTCATCTCCTTCTACAGAAGAACCAGAAGCATCTACGTTTACTACTACATTTGTTGAGGCTCCAAGAGCATGATTTGGTGTAATCATTCCAGATACACCTGGAGTAAATAGCTCTGGTCCACGTTCTCCGACTATATAAGGATTATTTCCTTTTACTGGTCCTCCGTTAGCTCTAAACATACCTAGAAGTCCACCTGTTATAGATCCACCGCCCACGTTTCCGAATATTGCCATATTTAATGCTGCGTCTGCTAACTTATCCACTACATTTCGTAGTACATCATTTAAGGTTTCTGTTCCTTTAATTAATCCTTTTATTCCGTTACCAATATCTATTGCTATTGTGTCTTTTAATTTTTCAAATGTATCTGTTATTTCCCTTGCTATATCAGCAGTATCTTTTAATTTATTATTTTTTGTGACTACATTTGTTATTATTTTTCTTTGATTTGCTATTTCTGTTATTTGAGTCGCAGTTAGTTCTTTCTGATCACCAAGAACTTCTTTCGTTAATGCTCTTACTCGTGCTTCTATATCAGCTTTAACTTCTCCACCATTTATAGTATCTTGTAAAACAAGACTTTCTTCCGTTAAATTTTCTAATTGATTTTTTGAAATATTCTTAACAGTCTTTTGTGTGACTAAACCAGCATCTTGTAAGTCTAATATCTTTTGCCTTTCAACTACTTCTTTCCTTAAAAACTCATTAGCCCTTCCTTTAAAACCCTCACCCGTAAAAGTTTTTCCACGAACTGTTACGCCCTTTTCAAAGTCAAGTCGTGCTCGTGAAACAGCTTGCATCTCATCTTTTATCTTATTCATTTCTAGATCTTCTCCACCCCTGAATGTCACTCTTGCTCTGTCAGATAATGCTCTCGTACCTTCTTTGTCAAATATCTTGAATCTATTGCCTATAAATAGAGCAACCTTGGCTACAGCAACTTGCATACCAAGCATTGCTCTATCAAAATCATTCTTAAGTCGAGTCGAGGACTCCCCAAACTCTTTTATAGCTGCAACACCATCATCTCCTATCAATAGAGCCATTTGCCTAGTAACTTCATTTAAAGCATCAGTTTTACTTGCTACTTGAGTATAAATATCTAACTGTTGCCCTAAAGCTGTTCCTGTTAATCCTAAAGAAGATGCAACAGCAGCAGCATCAGCAGTAAGTGGACTTAAAGCACTTCCTAAGTCTGCTATACCTTTAAGAGCTCCCTGTATTTGTTGTACAACAGCAGTAGCAGCAATACCTCCTGCAAAACCACCCATTTGTCCAAACATTCCACCAATACCACCACCAAGACCACCAGCTATAGCTCCTACTGGACCTTGACCGAATAGTAGGGGAAAAGCACCACTTATTAATGCACTCTGTGTGTCAAATCCTTGAGTAGGCATCAATCCTGCACGACTAAAGGGATTATTCATAAATGTTCGCCCACCTTCTCTATTTCTTGATTGTCTATCAGACAACCTACTGAAATCTCCTTGAGGAGACATTTTTAACCTTTGTGCTTGTTTAGCTACCTGCTTTGACTCTAACTGTAAATTTTTTGCAGTCGCTTTACCTTCTTTAACCTTAATCCTAACTATATCTTTGCCTAAACTTAAAGACTTCTTTCTATTTAACTCTGCTTGTTTTTGATCTGACTTGGTTCGAGCCTCCATTTTTTCCAGAGCTTTTTGAACAGGAGAAACGGAAGTCGTTGGGTCATTAAGTATAGCTGCAATATTAGCAGCAGACCCTATCTGATTTGTTTTACCAAATACAGGAGATCCTACACCTGTAGATAGTGCTCTTCCCATTGGAAGCATTTGTGGCCCATACTGTGCAGCACTAAATCCTGTTGCTCCTGCTGCAACACTTCCTTTAAGAGGTTGTGGTCCGTACCTTGCAGCACTAAATCCAGTACTTAGATTTCTAGCATCTCGATCCAGCATACTTATGCCTCTGCTGCCTGGTTTTAACGCTTCAGTACTAGGTAAGGCTAGTAAATTATTTGGACCTATACCCTTACGTTGCCTGTCATTAAAAGCAGCAAACTTTCCTGCTGTTCGTATCAAAGATAACTCTACTCTTTTCTTACCTATTATTAAATTCAAGTCACGCAATCTTTGTCTATCTACACCAGCAAGTTTTGTCTCTCCCTGAACCCTCTTTTCTAAACCTTTTAACTCATCAGCAACAGACTTATTAATTGCTTTAGCTGATTCTATTCTTCCTTTATCTAAATGTTTAGAAGCTTTGTTAATGTCTAACCTTAATTTATCTACTTTAAGTCCTTTTTCATCTAATTTTCGTACTTGAGTTCCTAACCTTGCGGTTACTCTCATAGTTGCGTATCTTTTATCTTGCAACTGAGCCTGTTGTCTTTGTATGGTAAGGGTTTTAGTTTCTATTCTTAAGGGCTTATTTAAATTTGTTCTAAGTCTATTTACACGTTTTTCTAATGCTTCTAGTTGAGTTCTAGCTGGTTTAGTATTTAATTTTATATTTACGCTGTAATTTGAAGCAGCCACTTACACAAAAAATTACTAGATAAAACAAGTTTAGCGTACTTTACGTACCTGGGCTTGCCTCTTTGCTTTTTCGTAGGCTTGTTCTTCTCTTTCGGATTTTATCTCAAAGTAAGCGTTCCATGCATACAGTTCTTGTGTGGACATATTTTCCCTTATTTCCCTATGGGTGTAGCCTAATTTTTCTGCTACAAAAAATTGTAAATAAACAAAGTTACTTTTCTTTAGCTTAGCTTTTTACGGCATCGGGGCTTTCCTCCTCGCCCATACTTTGCATCTTGGTCATAATATCTAGCAGAACTGCTAAAGGTATTTCTCTTCTTAAAGATGGTAAATCTGCTGGTGTAAATAATTTTGTACCTGATTCATCTTCGGCTTTGGTAACAATAACCTGTAGCGCAAAGTCAAGACTTCCTTCTTCTTGACCCTTGTTCATAGCTATTAGTGTACTGTTTATCACATCTCTATCAGCTATCGTAAGGGGCGACCAAAATATCTTCAAAATAAGTTTTTCTCCCTTTAAAATGGAGTAGCTACTACGTTCTTCGACACTAAAGGCTTGCTTTAGTTTGTCTATCGCTCTTACTGTTGGCATAAAAAATTGTATCTATTCTTGTAGTATAGCTTATTACTAATAATCAGCAGCAAAGCTTATATTTTTAGCTTTAAATGTTTCAGCCAGTGCTAACGATATAGCATCATTATATTGCTCAGTCTGCATATAAACTTTGTACCAATCAGGATTTTTACTAGGTGGGGTTATTTCGTTCACTAATTGTGAGTGTTCATAATATGTTATTCCTGCGGCATCTCCTACAGGTGCGGTAGCCCCTGGATTGTTAACAGCAAATCCAGCATACTCAGCTTCGTTACCTATATATAAATCTTTTTCTAACGGAACTTTTTTAGGTTTTTTTCTTCCTGGCAAGGAGCGAGATTTTCTTATTTGGTCATAAGTTGATCCTGACATTCCAGCTTCTCCGTCATCTTGCCAATGTAAAGGAGCGTCAAAAGCTACTATATCCCCATCTTTTATTTCTTCTCTTTTTCTTGACTTTTTAACAGGATCAACTGGGGTGTCACTTATCTTCCAGCTTGTAGCAAAATTTCCTGTCCACCACGGACCGGATGCCTGTAAATCCTGGACCATTGCGGAAGCAACTTTACCTTTAAGTCTTATTATGTCCTGCTCTAAATCAGCAGTAAGATGTGATATGTCTTTATTAGGCATTGGCGGTAAAACTGCAACTGACTACAGATAGAAAGTGACTTTCCCTTTCTGTGCTAACAGAAGTAGGTCCAGCTATCTGTGAAACACGAGGAGTTACAAAAAAAGTATCAGTGTATGTTGAAGAATTTACTGAAGTTAATCCATCTATAACTGATTTAGCTATTTCGGCTGCTGCTGCTGTTCCTTTGTTTTTAGGTGTCATGACCCCACAAGTAATTGTGCCAGAGTAATAATCTTGGGCTGCTCCTTGAGCCTGTGTAGTTGATTGAGTAAAATCCAAACTAACCATTACATATTTTTTTCTTAAACCTGGTTGTGTAAAGGGAGTGTTATCAAAAACTACAGTAACAGTAGGATCAGCTTCCTGAACTTTGTCCTGTATAACTGTTTCAAATGCTGCTCTTGTTTTTACTAAAGTCATTAGAAGATTACATCAATACGGAACAGGTATTCCTGTCCTCCTTTTAGTGTGCGAATATCTGTTATCTTAGCTCCTCTTGTCGATCCAGAAAATGTAAGAGTTATCTCGTCTTGGAGTAGGGGTTGATTGTCACCTATTAAGTCTGGAGTTATGTAGAGCCTCGCAACATTCTCCTGAAACCCTGATTCTTCAGTAGACTGCACAAACTCGACAGGCACTTTAATTGTATAGTTTGTATCTACTGTCATGTACTCTCCTGTTTGGTTGTTATAACTAGATACACCTTTTCGGGTATAGATAATTGATGTGTCTAATGAGTTCCCAAGTTGAGACACAACTTGTTTAGCTATGTTTTTTAATGCTGTGTCTAGTTGACCTGCCATTATCCTCTAACCACCCTCATTTGGAAAGCTCCTGCTCCACCTAGCATATACGCTCCAAGGTAACTTTGTAACCAAGGGTAAACATCCATAATATTATTTACTGATCCTGTTCCCTGACTTTGTGTATTGTACTTAACCTCTATATCACCCAGTTTTACTTCAGAAAAATTACCATCTGTTCCTGTATTGCCTGTCATAGCATCAGTATCATTTGCTAATGCTTTTGCTAATTCATATTGTGCATACTTAATATTGTTTGGAATAAGACTACAGTTTAATTCAACATCATCTACTTCATAGTTATTTCTTGGAAACTTTAGTGCTTGACCATTATCACATCTGTCTCCATAAAAAACTAAGCTATCAATCCATCTAGTAGCTGCTATTAATGCTCTATTTTTTTGATCGTCTGTTTTATTTGTCCATGTTGAAGAATCTGGTACTGTTTCAAAATAAGTATTAGCTTCTGCCAATGTGACATAGCTATTTGCAGTAGCACTTGATAATGTTGCTGTTATAGTTGCTGCCACGATCTATAAAGTAATTTAGTTTTATTGTAGCGTAAAGAAAAAACCCCACCAATAATTGATGA